AGGGCGTCAAGCTGCTGATGCTCGGTAAGTCCGGCATCGGCAAGACCACCCGCCTCAAAGACCTCGACCCGGCCACCACGCTGTTCCTCGACATCGAGGCGGGCGACCTGGCCGTGGCCGACTGGCCCGGCGACACCATCCGTCCGGCCTCGTGGCCGGAGTCGCGCGATTTCTTCGTGTTCCTCGCCGGGCCCGACAAGTCGCTGCCGCCGGACGCCGCGTTCTCGCAGGCTCACTACGACCACGTCGTCGAGAAGTTCGGCGATCCGGCGCAGCTCGACCGCTACCACACCTTCTTCCTCGACTCGATCACGCAGCTCTCGCGCCAGTGCTTCGCGTGGTGCAAGACGCAACCGGGTGCCACCAGCGACCGCACCGGCAAGCCGGACATGCGCAGTGCCTACGGCCTGCTCGGGCAGGAAATGGTCAGCGCCTTGACCCACCTGCAACACGCGCGCGGCAAGAACGTGGTGTTCGTCGCCATCCTCGACGAACGGCTCGACGACTACAACCGCAAGGTGTTCGTGCCGCAGATCGAGGGCAGCAAGACCAGCCTCGAACTGCCCGGCATCGTCGACGAGGTCGTGACGCTGGCCGAGATCAAGGCCGAGGACGGCAGCGCCTACCGCGCCTTCGTCACCCACACCGTCAATCCATTCGGCTACCCGGCCAAAGACCGCAGCGGTCGTCTCGACCTGCTCGAACCGCCGAACTTGAACGCGCTGATCGCCAAGTGCGCGGGCGCAGCCATGCCTGCCAGCTCCGCAGCCCATTCCGCCATTCCCGCACCCCACGAATCTCAGGAGTAATCGCCATGACCAGCAACTGGAACGACTTCAACGACGCCGAACAGCAACAGGGCTTCGACCTCATCCCCAAGGGCACGCTGGTGCCGGTGCGCATGACCATCAAGCCCGGTGGTCACGACGATCCGGCACAAGGCTGGGGCGGCGGCTACGCCACCGAATCCTTCGAGACCGGCGCGATCTATCTCGCCGCCGAGTTCGTCGTCACCGGCGGTGAGCATGCCAAACGCAAGATGTGGTCGAACATCGGCCTGCACTCGAAGAAGGGCCCGACCTGGGGCCAGATGGGGCGCAGCTTCATCCGCGCCGTGCTCAACAGCGCGCGCAACGTCCATCCGCAGGACAACAGCCCGCAAGCCGCCGCCGCGCGCCGCATCCAGGGCTTCCACGAACTGGACGGCATCGAGTTCCTCGCCCGCGTGGACGTCGAGAAGGACGCCAAGGGTCTGGATCGCAACGTCGTCAAGCTCGCGGTTGAACCCGACCATCCCGAGTACGCCAAGCTCATGGGCGTGCCGCCCAGGGCCAAGACCGGCGGCGGCACCTCGGGCGCTCCGGCGCAAGCCACGCCGCCCTACGCCGCCACCGCCACGCCTGCGCCGCAACGCGCGCCGGTGACCGGCAAGCCCGCCTGGGCGCAGTGAGGGGGGCCGATGAAATGCTGGGTCTGCAAACGACAGGCGCGCGGCTACGGCCACACCGATGGCCGGTTCAAGACCGCCGATCCGCGCCGCTACGTGATCGACTGGGTGTTCTGCTCGCGCCGCTGTCAGGACGCTTTTCACATGCTCTACGGCAACTGGACGCGCACGAAGGAAGGCCGCGTCGGCATCGGGGAGGTCGCCATGATCGATCCCTCTGATGTCGAACTGGCCGCGATGCGCAAATGCCTCAAGGCCTTCGGCGAGGCGGCGGACGAGATCGGCTTCGGCAAGCCCCTGGGCGACTACGCGGAAGCCGAGGCGATGCGCGTCATCGACGCCATCGTCACCTGCTACACGGAAGCGATGGTCGAGCACCACGAGGCAACCAAGTTCCCGCCCGTGCGCGGCATGGTTCCGACGCCTGACCCGATGGCCAATCCCTTCGCCGATCTGGAGGACGACCTTCCCTGGGAAGAACCGAAAGGGAGGAAGCCATGATGGATTTCAATTCCTCGTCCAGCCTGTCCGGCCAGATCACGGCACTGGTCGATCTCGGCATGCAACGCGTCCGCGCGCAGCAGCCCGCGCGCGACTACCTCGGCGCGTCGCGTCTGGGCGCGGCCTGCGAACGCGCCTTGCAGTTCGAGTACGCCAAGGCTCCGGTCGATCATGGGCGCGACACCGAAGGCCGGATGCTGCGCATCTTCGAGCGCGGCCACGTCATGGAGGACTGCATGGTGGCGTGGCTGCGCGACGCGGGCTTCGACCTGCGCACGCAGAAACCCGACGGCGGGCAGTTCGGCTTCTCCGACGCGCATGGTCGGCTGCGCGGTCACGTCGATGGCGTGATCGTCGGCGGGCCGGAGGGCTTCCGCTATCCCGCGCTGTGGGAGAACAAAGCCTTAAGCGCGAAGTCGTGGCGCGAGCTGGAGGCGAAAGGCCTCGCGGTCGCCAAGCCGGTGTACGCGGCGCAGGTCGCGCTGTATCAGGCTCACCTGCAACTGCATGAACACCCGGCGCTGTTCACCGCGATCAACGCCGACTCGATGGAGATCTACGTCGAGTTGGTGCCCTTCGACGCCGCGCTCGCACAGCGCATGACCGACCGCGCGGTCAAGGTCATCACCGCGACCGAGGCCGGCGAACTGCTGCCCCGCGGTTTCAACGAACCCACCCATTTCGAATGCCGCATGTGCGCGTGGCAAGACCGCTGCTGGAGGACGCCGACATGAACAACACACCCTTGAATCAGGTGCTCGGCGAGCAGCTGATCGACGTGCGCCAGGCCGCGCTGATGCTCAACCTGCCGTCGTACTGGCTCTCCCAAGCCAAGGAACGCAAGGCACGCCGCATCCCGCACTACCGCGTCGGCAAGCTCGTTCGCTTCAAGCCCAATGAACTGGAAGCGTGGATCGTCGCGCAGCAGCTGCCCGGCGAGGAGGCTGCGGATGCTTGATTTCAACGACACGCCGACGCCCGTTCCTCGTGACCTCGATGCCGAACGCGAAGCCATCCGCGCCGAACTGCGCGCGCGTCTGGAGTCGGTGCTGGCCGCGCTGTTCCCGGCAGGCAAGAAGCGCGGTGGCAAGTTCCTCGTCGGCGACGTCCTCGGTAGTCCGGGCGACAGCCTGGAGATCGTGCTCACCGGCGACAAGGCGGGCTTGTGGACGGATCGCGCCACGGGCGACGGCGGCGACATCTTCACGCTGATCGCCGCGCACCTCGGCATCGACGCCCACGCCAATTTCCCGCGCGTGCTCGATGCCGCGACCGAACTGCTCGGGCGCGCTCCGGCGGCACCGGCACGCAAGAGCAAGAAGGACGCGCCCGTCGACGACCTCGGCCCGGCCACCGCGAAGTGGGACTACCTCGATGCCTCCGGCAAGCTGATCGCGGTCGTCTACCGCTACGACCCGCCCGGCCGCAAGAAGGAGTTCCGCCCGTGGGACGCGCGCCGCCGCAAGATGGCTCCGCCCGATCCGCGCCCGCTCTACAACCAGCCGGGCATGACCAGCGCCACGCAGGTGGTCTTGGTCGAAGGCGAGAAATGCGCGCAGGCGCTGATCGAGGCGGGTGTCGTTGCGACGACGGCGATGCACGGGGCGAACGCCCCGGTCGAGAAAACCGACTGGTCGCCACTGGCGGGCAAGGCCGTGCTCGTCTGGCCCGACCGCGACAAACCGGGCTGGGAGTACGCGACGCAGGCGGCGCAGGCCATCCTGTCGGCGGGCGCGAAGACCTGCCACATCCTGTATCCGCCGGAGGAGGCGGCTGACGGTTGGGACGCGGCGGACGCCGTGGCCGAGGGCTTCGACGTCGCGGCCTTCCTCACCCACGGCCCGCGTCTCCAGATGCACGACGTCGCCGACGACGCCGAGCCGGTCGTCAGCAGCGACGAATCGGTGTGGGGCACGGAGGACGCGCTGGCGCTGGCCTTCACCCGGCGCTACCACCGCGACTGGCGCTACGTCGCCGCGTGGGGCCGCTGGCTGGTGTGGGACGGGCACCGCTGGCGCACCGAGGACACGCTCGCGGCCACCGACCTGATCCGCAGCGTGTGCCGTCACGCCGCCGTCCACGCCGACAACCCCAAGATCGCCGCCAAGCTGGCCAGCTCGGGCACGGTCGGCGGCGTCGAACGGCTGGCGCGTGCTGATCGCAGGCACGCGGCCACCACCGCCGAATGGGACGCCGATCCGTGGCTGCTCAACACGCCCGGCGGCGTGGTCGATCTCAAGACCGGCCGGCAGCGTGCGCACGACCGCGCCGACCGGATGACCAAGATCACGACGGCCACGCCGGGTGGCGACTGCCTGATCTGGCGTCAGTTCCTCGTCGA